TAGTAGTAGACTCCGCAGGAACAAAAGTCCAGGTAAAGCTGATATATAGGGTTAGTATACCAAAGTTTTAGTTTTTTTTGATATATGATTAAGAGTGAATATATATATGCTATTTATTACTTATTAAATTAGTATGTTAGTTTTAAAGTGCTATAATAGAAGTAATACATAAGTGTAATTCTAGGGTTAACAACATGACACATTGTGAGTAAATGATTATGGATCTAAGTTACGAGGATTTTTTATGGACAACCCTTCGAGGGCAACATAAGCTGAATAAGAATATTGATAAGATCAGCAGTACGACTAAAACTGCCACTACCATCCAATTACCACTCAAAATCCCCATTAACCATTCCCCAGACTTTTTAAACCAGCAGTGTACACCACACTCAGGAGAGCCGTCATCAAATACTTTATCATTGTCGATAACATTATAGCCAGTGACTCTATCAAGATGTGGTGCAGCAGCTGTCAAGCCTGTTGATGAACATTCAGTGCTATGGCAACACATAAATTTTGAGCCAGAGTGTCCCCCTTTTCCTAAAATGTGCACAGTATTTTGCCCTCTCACTAGATTAGCTGTTGTTGCACCGTAACACATTGCAGCGTCACATGCCTTTATTGAAGTTAGAAAACTAGCACATTCTGTCAAACTCACACTACATACCAGATTAAAACCCACACCTGAGCCCCATGCACCATCAATGGAAGACACGGCCACACCAACTTGACAGGGATTTTCAGATAAGTCCTGAAATGATACATCGCGATTAACTACCAAATTAATATGATCCTTTAATGAACTATCTGGATCTACCCATTCAAGTGAATTGCTGGTAATATGTGGTTCTGTAATGTTGAAAGACTGGAAAGAATCCCTTGTTGCAAGCATCCGCTGGTAACCAGAAAGAGTGTTTCCATCATACTCACATGTTGGCATTGTAGCAAATGCACATTTCTTTCTAAAGGCACCTGTATGCTCTGGGCATTGCATACCCTGCGGAGTACTCATGATGTCCCCCGGGTCTCCAAAGTGACAGGTAGTAGTACACCATTGCTTAAATATAATACCACCTTCCTCTAAAGGGCCTAAAAATAAAAGGGTATCACCGGGCTGAAATTTTGAAACTGTCCCAATCATGCAAACCTTCACAGATGTTGTCATCAAACAGTCATTCGAATCAATGGTCTTACATGATTGTTCACTGCCTAATTGTATACAAACCCGTCTTGTGAACTTTAGGGATATCACTTTGAATACCTTGCCAACAGAGCGCAATTTATCCAAATAAACTCCACAAGCAGTACATCCAGTGCCTACACCTGGGCAATCACCAGGATTACAGCCCCACCCTGTTTCAAATTCATAATCTTTCTCTAAGAAACATTTTGCAGTTTGCCACGGATAAGCATACTTTTCACAAGCACCGTAACAATGGAATGATGTTTTCAGATTAAATGTTCCATCCATCCAGTGGCCTAAATTTTGAATCTCTGCATGAATCACCTGACGCTGTAGCTGGAAGTGAAAAGGGATTCTTTCTTGCTCATTTGCTGGGTTTTGAAGATCTCGTCTGTATATGTATGTTGCAGATGATGGCAACGAAAAATCAAGCTCTAAATCTGATTTGAGTGGTATTACCCCAGCTCCATGTGCAGTGTCAGTCCAACCTGTTTTTATTTCTACAGTATCCGCACTTGCAGCCCATATGACAAGTTCTAATACAAGTAGGATGCACCAAACAAGGCCCACAAAGCACCTACTCCGATATCTAAACACAGAGAGTGTCCTATAGCAACCTCGTTTAGGCTCATATGGATTTAGTGACTTGCGAAGGTTCTCCTGGAACCTTGTTGTAAGTTTACACACTTTGAAATGAGCTTGCAGGGCAGACTCAGTAGACTCTGTAGGGTTCATGCAGTAAGGGCACATACCATTAGGACAACTTTTCTTGTGAGACTCCAATTCTTTTGCCATTTCACATTCCTGCTGACAAACCTCACAGACCATAGAACCCATAGTTTTCTGATATTCCTGCTTAACCTTTTCTATAAGTAACCGGAATTTCGAGTCATTACTATATTTTGAACACATATAAGCAAAAAGTAGCATTATCTTGATTGATACTAGAGATATGATAGGGATAAGGAGCCAGCCAAAACAGAATGTTGCAAGTAAAGCAATTGTTGACCACCCGTGTATGCCAGGCACACACAATTCCACTGCAAGTGAATGAGCAATTCCAGGCATTAGGGAGAAAACACTTGTGAATGTATATATGCACTGACCTATAACAAGGGTTTTAGTAAGAATTACCTTCTTCATGCCATTACAGTACACAACGATATCCAGGTCTACCCGCTGACACACAAATTTGATTTGTTGCTCTGCCCCCCGAAATCTCTGAACTCGATTTATGAGACATGTGGGTGAACTGATATTGAAAATACCTGTGTCTGAATATGCTTCACAATCTGCACCGGGCCCAGCAAGAGTACAAAATATGGTGCACTGTGTGGTCTTTTCGATCCCTCCAGGCAATGGCAAATAACCTGTCCATGTCAATGGTAGTGTCTTCTTGTCACATACAGTGTGATTCCGTTCCGGGATTATTCCAGGTGACCAAATGTAAACTGGATCTTCCTTTGAGGCTAGCACGGAAAGGGACGTATACAATGGATGTCCTGAAAATGCTACACCTTGGACAGTATCAGATGACTCAGTGGATGGTGCCTTTCCGCTTAATTTCCCTGCAATTCTAAAGGTACTCACAGATGATAGAGCACTGTCGTGATCTTCCCCGTGAGGAGAAATTGCCATATCAGACAAGATCTGGGATGCTCTAAAATCATCCATTGTTGGCACAAATATAGGTTCTGATGTTGCACCTAAAAAACAGACATAATAGCCTTTTATATTTGCAGCTGTACACCCTGATTTCTCTAGAATTGTCTCAAACTGTTTCTCTATTTTAAGGGTATCATCATTTGTTTTCTTTGCAATGAAAAAACACCTGACTGGTATAGTGACAATATCATATGTATGGCTTGGTTGAGATAATGCCATTGTGTGGATCGGATTGAAGCATGTGCCTTCTACCAGTTGTCCAGACACACAGTATGTCTTTTCATAAGTCACTTGAATCCGTTGAGTTCCTAATCCCAGTAAACAGCTCTTTGTTGTCACACATGTATGTATGGGAGCAATTAAGTAAACTGTTGGGATGCATGCTGTCTGATTACATGAAAGATCATAACATGTGACAGTCTTACGGAGCTTATTAGCAGTCTCAAGGACCAAAGTTGGAATAACACATAAGCCCCGTAAATTTAATTCTGTACTCTTTGATTGAAATGTTGTTGAAGCTGCCTTTGCTGTTTCTGCTGTGTCAGCTTTCTTTTCCCATGTCCACTTTGTAACAGCCTGCTGTGTGGCTGAGCTTGTATGCACATCAAAGTTACAAGAGCTTTCTAACTTTAATGTGCTCACAGACTCAACAGGGACAGGGTTTAAATCCACAGTCCCTATTACAAGGCCTTGACCTAAACCTACAGTATGAGGACATTCAATCTTCAATTCCAGAAGGCTCCTGGTGTCACAGACCTGCAGTAGTAGTACTCCCAAAAGACTCAAACACAGACAAAATTTACTCATTTTTCTATGTTCTCTCTGTGTTTGCTTCTTCTTGCGGAGTCTACTACTA